AAGTAGAGTAGATTGCTGCACATTTCGTGGAGGAAGCCCGCAAGATTCTGGCTACGGCGGGACCGCCATCCAGGTTGGAACAGTTGGTACAGCAGACACCTTATATATTACAAATAATGTAATATATGGCCATGCTATTGGTATCGATGGGTCATCCGGAAGAGCAAACATATACAACAATACAGTTGTAAGCTGTAGTTATGCGGGAATTTATGCGGTAGGAGCGGCAAAAATAGTAAATAATATTGTTGCAAGGTGCGGAGCACATGCTACTAATGGTTATGGTTTACAGGTTGCTGCCTCTGAAGGGTGGGCCGTTCGGTCAAACAACATACTAACTGGAAATATGCGTCATGAAGATGGGAACGGCGAATTTTTCGACGCGGACAAAGCGTATGATGTGCTAGAATATGGTGGATCAAGCCCTGCGGCACTAGTTGCAACTGAATTAAGAGTAAACCCGGGTTTGAGACAAACTGGGACTGTTGGCACCAACACTGAGTTCAATCCAGCAGTGTTTCCAGGCGATGGGGGTCCGTTCATGCATGAAACTCCAGACTTCCGTATCTTAGATGAAGAATCTGCAGCATATTCCAATGGAACTGCTACCGTTAGAGCTGATATTCGTAATAGTGGCTTTCGTGTATTCAAACGCGGGGCAGAACGAGTGGAAGTCGGAGCTGCTGGACTTATGTGTTGGCAAGCACCGGTACAAACTACAAACCCTCATATCAGCTCTGATTTTACGCTTAATGGTGCATTTAAACATCCATCAGATGACAGATTTTTATTAGATATAGATTGTGCCGAAGCGGGCACAGCTGTTGCAGCTGGAGCAGATCCTACACCACCCCCATTTTCAGCTGGAGTCAAAGGAGTCGCGAGCATACGTGGTGTGGGAAAAGCATATAAACTAACTCCTGCAGGTGCCGGGCGAAGAACACCGGACAAAATAACTAAAGATGACAGTTAACAATTGTTAAAATCTGTGATATAATATTTTTTAGATCTTTCTGAAGTAAATAATTCATATGAATTGGAATAAAAAGAAAAGAATTCAAGGAAAGAATAGATATTATTCTGTTAGTAATAAATTAAGAAAAGAAAATAAATCTCATGATGAATTTGAAGTTATGTTAAATAATTTAACTTTAGAAGAGATAATTGCTTTAAAATTAGAATTAGCAGCTAAATCTGTAGGAAATTATTTGTATGGTATACCTATATTCTCAGCAATTCCTTATTTAGTTAAGGATGCTATATTAAAATATTCTCTTTCAGCTACAAGATCTAAGAAAGAAGCAGCTAGATTTTTAGGAATCAACTTAGATCACTTTAAAAAACTTATTAAAAAATATAATACAGAAAGTTATTTCGAAGATCTTGACAATAATTAAGAAATAGTATATACTTACTTCAGTTCTTTTAAATTTTGGGGGTGTCCTGGTTTCGACAGGGATTATGATAGTATTTCTGGCAAGACTGTGTGAGTGGCACAGTAAAAACATTCAATTTTTTAACTGCCAACGATAATGTTGAAGTTGATTACGCCTTAGCTGCGTAATCTGAGGCTGCTAGTGGCCTTATTCCCCAAAACTAGCAAAAAGTTTCTCATTTCTTTCAAAAAATGAGTGGTGCGCACGTTTAGTTGAGTTATGTAGCAGTTTGCTGGTTCAAAAACCAGATAATCTTGTGAATGACAGAATATTTGACAATTCTTGGACGTGGGTTCGATTCCCACCGCCTCCACCAGACGAATGACCCCAAGGGTGGATTCGTTGATTAGAGGGCTGGGCTAATCAACACTTAAAGAGGTAAAAATGGTTACAAAACGCAAAAAAATTGATAATATTGAAGAGGCAGAGGTTAGAATAAAGACAAAACATAAGAAAAATGAGCAAAATGAACAAAAAACCAAGGAATCTTGGAAAAATATAGCATATTTCAATGAATATCAGCCTGCTGATACGAAAAGAATCAAACTTTTGTCTGAAAACGATAAAATTCAGGTAAAAGTTAAGAGATGTGGCATTAATGGCACAAAATATGTCGTAAAACTAAGAAAAAACCCAATTTTAGAGGAAAAAGTCCAAAGAAAGGGTAAAAAGAGTCGAAAAAAAGAAAAAAATAGGGGAAATAACGCATGAAAGACATATTTTGGGCCGGAAAAGGCAAAAATGACAAAACTAATCATCCAGTAGCTGCCTCTACTGATAAAAACAACGTTGTTGAGACAACTAACAACAGAATTTACTACTATTCTGAGGTTTCTAGGCAAAAAATTCTTACTTTGAATAAGAGTTTGAAGAGCTTGAACGATAATTTACTCAATCAAGCTCAATTATTGAGTCTTGATGAGCCTGCAAACATATATTTGCACGTTAATAGCTTCGGAGGCAGTGTTTTTGCCGGTTTATCGGCTGTAGACTATGTAAAATCGTGTGATATACCCGTTATTACGATAGTTGAAGGCTGTGCAGCCTCTGCAGCGACCCTTTTTAGCGTCGTTGGCACCCATAGACAGATAAGAAGCAACTCTTTTATGCTAATTCACCAAATATCGTCAGGAATGTGGGGAAAATACGAAGAAATGAAGGATGATATAGAGAATTGTGACCTTTTTATGCGAATTATTAAGGATATTTACAACGAACACACCAAAATACCCAAGAAAAAGCTCAATGAAATACTAAAACATGACCTATGGTTTGATGCTGAAACATGTCTTGAGTATGGATTAGTGGATGAAATAATTCAGTGAATTATGCCGATTTACGAATATAAGTGTCAAAAATGCGGTTTTCGATTTGAAATTATGCAAAAAATCAATGAAACCGCGCCTCACTGTGATAATGTGGTGGTTAGTGGCTCCATAGAACGAATATGCTCCGGCAAATGTAAAAAGCTTATATCAAAAAGCTCTTTTTCGCTGAAAGGCGGCGGCTGGTATAAAGATGGCTATACTAAGCCAGAGTAAGACCACTAATAAGGCACATTTTCACCAATATACTGTTTTAATTGTTTGTAAGTTGGAGAATATGTGATAAATGGAAATCTTGTATTAACAGAATGAATCATCCCGATTATGTAACCATCCTTATTGAAGATGGGCGATCCCGAGCTTCCTCCAATAGCAGGAATTGAATATATAGAGAATGGCTGATCTTTATTACGAGGATCTCTATGATAATAACCAGCAAAGTAACCGTCTAACTTAGGAATCATATTAGCATGAAACATTCCCATTGGAGCAGCAAGATTATATGCTTTATCTCCTGGGTTCGGTTCGTGATGTGATAATAGTGCCGGTTTTCTTTGAAGCTTCTTAACGTAAATCAAACATAAATCAAGTTTTCTATCATAGTGTATAACATTGACATCATATCTTTTCATGTCAATATCAAAAGCATAAAATTGAATTTTTTGAATTGGAGTCCCTCTTATTACAGATTGTAAAAGTAAATCCATATCGTCCTCGCAAAAATGTGCTGCAGTTATTGCATATGCGCCAGTTTTTGCTGTACTCACAACAAAAGCAGACGCAGAAGAAATTACTCTTTCAATTGTGCATGCATTTTCTTTACATTCCCTAGCAGAAAATTTATTTTCCACTTTTAAGAATGATTCTCTGAAATCTTTGTTTCCTTCGTCGATGTTTACGCTAGTAAAATAAGTTGAGTTCCATGCGCAAGAAAAAATTACTAAAACTAATATTGCAAAAACAATTGAAATTATTAGGTATCTAATTATTTTTTTCATTATATCAAGTGCCTCCCTAATTATAACTAGAGATAAATTTTAATTTCTTGCTATATACTTGTATTATATTAATAAGGAGAAATCCAAAAACATGAATAAAACGTTCTATACATTACTTTTTGCTTTAACACTGTTTGGATGTGTCGCTAGTGCATCTTCTAACAAAAACATACCATCTTCCCCCGCTGCGGAGATAATTGAACAAAATTCTAATGAAATGTTAGAATTAGTAACGGACATGGAAGAAGAAAGAGTTCAGGCAATTTATGTTGTTGTTATATCAGAACCAGAAATAATAACTGCTAAACCACCTAAAAAATAGTTGTTTAATGTGGCTGTAAGAAAAAAAACATATATTTTAGATACTAATGTGTATTTGACCGATGCAAATTCTATTTTTGCATTTGGAAAGAGTGATATACTGGTACCTTTAAAGGTTTTAGAGGAAATAGACAAACACAAGAAACGACAAGACAGTGTTGGCTTAAATGCTAGAAATACCATCAGAATTCTTGATTCTTTAAGAGAAAAAGGCAATCTTAAGAAAGGAGTAAGAATAGGCAAAGGTAAAGGCATAATTTTCATTAAAAACTGCGAAACGTCTTTGTTGCCAGAAGAATTGTCTTCTAAGGACCCCGATAATATGATTATTGGCACAGTTCTTGCGGAAAAACAAAGTTATCCGAATAAAAAGATAATTGTAGTCTCTCGAGACATTAATATGAGAATTAAGTGTGATTCTCTAGAGATACCGGTGCAAGACTACACAGTTGGACAAGTTGTACAAAATAGTTCTTTATTGTATACTGGTTTCACAAAGCATTTGGTTGATGATGAAATTGTTGATCAATTTTATGATGGAGAAGATATATACCTTGATAAAGATGAAGTGAGGCTGTATCCTAACCAAATGATCATGCTTGTATCTAATTCTAACGAAAAAAAGACAGGGCTAGCTAGATTTGTTAACTATAATTCTAGTCTCAAAAAAATTAACGATAAAGGCGATGTTTGGGGAGTTCGATCTAGAAATAAAGAGCAAAAATTTGCTTTAGATTTATTGCTAGACGAAAATGTACCAGTTGTTACGCTTGTAGGTAAAGCAGGCAGTGGGAAAACGTTATGCGCCATCGCAGCAGGCCTTCACCAGACTGTCGAGGATGGCCAGGAATCGACTTATCGACGTTTGATAGTAACTAGACCCATCCAGCCGTTAGGGCGCGATATAGGCTATTTACCGGGCTCAATGGAAGAGAAAATGATACCTTGGCTAAGCCCGATTAAAGACAACTTGGAACATTTGATGGGCGATAAAAAAACACTTGACATGTACATAAATGATGGTATAATAGAGATAGAAGCATTAACTTATATTAGAGGTCGTTCTATTTCAAATGCTTATATTGTTATTGATGAGTGTCAGCAATTGTCACAACATGAAATAAAAACTATTTTAACTAGAGTTGGAGAAAACACTAAACTTGTTATGACCGGAGATATTGAGCAAATTGATAATGTGTATGTTGATGAAACATCAAATGGTCTAACATACGTTGTTGAGAAATTTAAAGATCATGATGTTGCTGGCCATATTACATTGACCAGAGGAGAACGTTCAAAAGTTGCTACATTGGCAGCAAAAATTTTATAAGGAGACAAAAATGAACATTGAATGGAAGGATACAGAAGAAGGAAGCAATACAACTCTTGATGAGGTTGTCGGAAAAGATACTGAGTTGAAAAGTTGGCTCGTTGATTACGTTGGAACTAAATGCGAACCAGAGGATGGAAATGTTTCTGTTGAGATGATTGTTGAAACAGTGGCAAAAGAATTCCCTGAATTTCTTTTAGTTGTTGCTGAAGAAAATTGGGTTAGAGGTTACCAGCAAGCATTAGCAGACGTTGATGTAGGTAAAGAATTATCAGACAGCGAAAATGACAACGAGGGATAATATAGCCGAATATATAAGAAGTTCATCCCTCAAGACACTTAAAGATAGGACTCATTATGAATTTTTTAACAATGTACAGGTTTATATAAAAGATTCTTTACCAGAATATTTTGATATACTTCATGTTCTCAAAAAAGTTGAAAATTTGATTCCTTCACATTTTGTATATAATGTAGATTCAATTATTGTCGGACAATTTGATGAATTAATAGATCGAGAAGCAAATGCTTTGTATAAGGAAGGAACTTTGTACATAACAAATGATCAGACAGATGAAAATGATATGATTGACGATATTGTGCATGAAATAGCACACGCAGTTGAAGAAATGGCCAAACAAGAACTATATGACGATAATCAAATTAAAAATGAATTTTTAGGAAAAAGAAGAAGACTGTATAGCATTGTTAAGAATGAAAACTTTGATATAGAAATGGAAGATTTTTTAAATATTGAATATTCAATAGGTTTTGATGAGTTTCTTTATAAAGAAGTTGGATATCCTCTTTTGACTAGCTTAAGTATGGGTTTGTTTGTATCTCCATATGCTGTTACATCTTTAAGAGAATACTTTGCCATTGGATTTGAAGAGTATTATCTTAAAGATAGAGAATATTTAAAAAAAATAAGTCCTAAGCTTTATTTTAAAATTGAAGAGTTATTAGAGTCAACGAGGTATTAAGTGAATCAAAAACATGTTTCTTTTTCTGAATTAAAAAATTGGGATAAATGCCCATATTATCATAATTTAGTCAACCTACAAAAAATTAAACTTTTTCAAGGCAATGAATATACTGCCTTTGGAAACGCTGTTCACGATACATGTGAAGATATGTTGTTGAATGAAAATACAGAATCAGACAAGTATTTTGTATTAAAATACAAGGAAGCTCTGCAGAAATTATCAGACGATAATTATAATTTTAATAAAAAGCTAGCTTTGGAGATGAAAGATCAAGGCTTAGAATTATTAGATTATATTAAGCCAGCTCTTAAAAAGTATTTTGGCAAATATGAGATTATTTGTACAGAAGAAGCTCTTTTTGAAGATATCGAAACACACGACTTTAAATTTAAAGGCTATGTTGATTTGGTACTAAAAACAAAAGATGGCAAATATCATGTTATTGACTGGAAAACCTGTTCTTGGGGATGGGATGCGAGAAGAAAGAATGATAAGATGACAACTTATCAGTTAACTTATTACAAATATTATTTTTCCAAAAAACACAACGTTCAACTAGATAATATTGAAACGCATTTCGCGCTTCTCAAAAGAACAGCTAAAAAAAACAAAGTTGAGATATTCAAAGTTTCAAGTGGTGATAAAAAAATTAAAAACGCCCTTAAATTTCT